AGCGTGGTGTTTCCATTGACGAGAGCATCAGAAGTGAACGTGGTGTCGCCAATGATGTTATTCATCCTTGTGCTAGTAACGACATCGTTATTAGCGAAGGTATATGTTGTGTTTACGACTCCCATACGTTACTTCTGAGAAAGGATTTGCCTATTGGTGACGGAACCAGCCACCTTGACGGAGCTTACCTTGGGGGAACCAATGGTTCTTGTCAAGATTACCGTGCCTGTGTAGCCCCGGATTCCCGCCAATCGGCAGCGAATTCCAGCGGTTTCCCCGTCGGGGTTGGCGTCAAGCACCGTTCCACCAAGGAATTGGGTGGTTGTGCCGATGTCTTCCGCGTTATCCGGGTCTTCCGAGGCGAACGAGATCATGTATTCACCCGTTTCGTTGGGTAAATTCTGCATGACCACCTGGGCATCGGTGAATCGCTTGCGCTCCATGGTGCCGAGGTCATACCCACGGGTAGTCAGAGACGCTGAAATCGTAGGTGTGACCAGTTCTCCGGTCTCCGCATCCACAACCAAGCGGTCAACCGAGCTATCGGACGACTCCAGCTGGTGCAATCCACCCGTCGATGTCACCGCGTAGATGTTATTGCGCACCCCGGAGCTGCCAATGACGAAATTGGAGATCAGGAATCGTGAGTCCCCAAAGGTGTCGAGTGACTCCCAGCCTTTATTGAGGAAGTTGAACACCAGAATAGAGTTATTGCCGAGAGCGTCATTCGCACCAGGCGTCGAATCCAGCGCAACAGCAAGGTAGTATCGGTTCTCGAAGAGTGTTCCAACGGCATCGCTTGCGTAGTTGATGTTGATTCGGTCAATGTAAGGCTGGATGTTCTTCGAGATCGGCTCGTCAGCACCGCGAAGGTTGTAGTCGTTGAGGAACTCGACCGCGTAAACCCCATCGTCCGACAAGAACATCATCAGATTCCCGCGCATCACGACGGACTTGCGAGCCAAGCAGCCAACCTCCGAGGTGAGTTCATTCACCCGAGTGTCCAGCAAGCTACCCAGCGTGCCATTGATGATGTGCAGGCTGTTGCGATTCAGAACGACCAACGAGTCGTTGTAGAACCCATGCATCGCCACAACGTAGTCGGCGGTGCCACCACTGATGCGGAACTGGTTCTCAATCTGATCGAAGGTCGTGGTGTCCAGAATGTCGGAAACCGCAATCTCGTCGGTGATCTTCGTGCTGGTGAAGACCGGGGCGCTATACGGGCCAGACTGGCTGTAGTAGTGCGGCACCCACAAACGACGCTGGAAGTAAACACCCCAAGGAGCACCGGGTTGATGCATGAACCCACCGCCAACGCTGAATCGACCACCGAACTCGAACGGGTCTGACGACGAGGTGTTGTAGTCACCAACTGGAGCATACCACTTGATTGTCGTGGTCGTAGCTTCCGTCACGTAATACTCGTTTCCAAGCATCCCCGCGAGTTCCGAGGTGGCGGTCTGGCGAACCACAATGTAGTCACCAGCGCGAACCGTGACGTTGCCCGCAACGGTGGCGGTTACCACTCCGCTGACGACATCAATGTCCTTGGCTTGGACGTTGAACGTCTGGGGCTGGGTGTAAGCTCCACCTGGCGACAAGGTGAACCCATCGGTCACCGTGGCAGCGGTCACTCCAAAGGTGACGGTCTGGCTGGTTCCGAAGGTGTAGGTGAAAGTGTCTCGGCCAGTCACTGAGGCAACCAAGAATGTGCCGTTGGCCGACGTTCCGCCAGTGAGCCCTGCAACCACAATCGTAGCGCCAACCAGCAGGCCATGATCCTTCAACGTCACCGTGACCGTGTTCGTCGCCTGCGCAACAGATGTTGGCCCTCGACCATTCGGATACCATTCAAACGCTTGTTTGCCATCACGGAACAGCATCACCTTATCGAACACCTGGATCATGTCGGTGTCTTCACCGAGAGCTTCCCCGGGCGGGTAGGCAATATCCACCACCGAGTAGTCGGCTAGGTCGATCTTCTTCGCCACCGTGTCCAAGGCGATGATGACGTATTCATGGTTGTTGCTGTTCGGGTCACTGAACAAGCAAGACGCCCGAACGTTGGCGCTGGCGGAATCATTGATGGGAACCTGACTCAAGGTGCCAGTTCCAGATACCGCGCTCACCCCGGTAACGGGGAAGCTCAAAGTGTTGGCGTTGACGTAGGTCAGCAAGACCACGCCATTCGAGTTCGTGCCGGTGAAGGTCAACCCAGCAACCAACCCATACCCCGAAGCGCCAACAGCAAATCCATGGGAAGTCACGGTAATCGTGACGACGTTGCTGGCGTAGGAGGCTGCCGAGATCGTCTTCGAGGAGTCAATCAGCAAGAACGGAAGCTGCAATGGAGATCCGGCAGTGACCAACGCACCCGTCCGATCCACGATCCCCTTACGAGGACGCCAGTGACCCTCCATGCGCCCATTTAGGGAGGCACGCACCTCGCCCTCCTGAAGCTGGTTCAATGGCAGGCGCTGGTTCACCGAGACGAAGCCACGGTCAACAGCCTCGCCAATGGGGGAGTCCAATGCACTACCGCTCTGGGCGAATTGACTCATGCGTAATACGCGATGACAAGGCCAGAGGTCAGAGTGATCTGGTTGAATCGACCGCCAATGCCAAGGCCAGCAGGTAGGGTCACCCCAGTAAGAGAAGAGGAGTCAACGATATTGTCGGAATCCACAGTCGACAATACCGCGTCGGTAATCACTTGAATCCAGCGAAAGTCTCCAGACACAGATGGCGCACCAACCGACAACACAATGCCACCACCTTGACCCTGAAGGTCGTATGAAACAGGACTACTCATGCGCGAGGAATAGCGGAAAAGGTGATGCGTGTCAACATTCGCCGTTAGCCAATTTTTAGGAGGGTGGGGAATCCAATAGCTGTAACCGACCCCACGCTTCCCCGACCCCCTCCCCCCACCCACGCACACGCACGCACGCGAGGACGTTAACGCAATCAGCTTGCAACAGCAACCGAACGACGTTTGAATCACCCGTTTGAATCACCCGTTTGCGCTGCCTGGTCGAGCTGCCGATCTGCCGGGTCGATCCTCGCGTCACATGGAGCCGCTGCCGGTGCATCGCATCACGCCGGTCTCGAGCCGCTGCCGCTGCCGGTGCCTGCCGGGTCTCGCATCACGTCGAGCTGGTCAATCCTCGCATCACGCGCTGCCGGGTCTCTCTGCCGGGCTGCCGGGTCTCTCATCGGCTCTCGCGCGCTGTCTAAGGTTGTCAGTGAAAAGTTACTCAACGCGCGAAAGCTTGACCTAACAGGTGCCTCCTGGCTAAAATTTAGATGTAATCGCCCACAGTCGTTTCGTGGTCGCCGATTGCTAGCGATGCCGGTCTCGTTTGGGTTTATTGTTTGAGGGGGATGAATGGATTCTGAGAGGTGAACGTTCCTCTCTCTCTACCAAACAAAACAAACCCCAACAAAACAAAACCAAACGATGCCGATGATGCAACCTGCGCAACCGAGTAACTGGGGCGGCTGATCACTGGATTGATTGGCTGGCAATGGCGGGCCGGTGGTGCCTGGTCGATGACTGGCAGGGGTGGTGGTGATGATTTGGGAGGCTGGCAAGGGGAGGATGGCGAAAAAATATTCGCGCTTGCTTGCTCTTGGTGAATCGCCGGAATCCCTTGTGGGAGTAGGGATGGATGGCGTGGCAGGCAAGAAATGAGGGGCGGAAAATCAGGGATGCTCAAAATAATTGTCGACATTCGGTGTCGATGGATCATGGTGCTGCCGTCGCAAGCAACAAGGCGACTCCCACCAATGACCCGTCACCCACTTCGCCCGCTGTCCAATCTCCTTCACGCCGTCGCCATGCTGCCCGGCATGCCTTTCCCCATCGCTCGCTTGCTGGCCAAGCTGGCATCCCGTTGCTACTTCGCCGCCTAACCACGCCACGCCATGACTACCGACACCGCCCGCGCCATCCTCATTGACCTACTCCCCGACGCCGGGGAGTCCATCGACTTCCCCGCACTCCGCCGGGACATCGACAAAGCTCGCGCCGAGTTCACTGAAGAAGAGTTTACCGCCGCCGAACATGCCGAATTCTTGGAGGCTCTGGCCGTCCTTGAGGCCGCCGATTCCGCCGTCGCCTGATTTCCCCGATACAAACCAACACCACACTGAGACCATGACTAAAACAGCCGCCATCGCTCACGCCCGCCTCACCGTTTCGCCGCTGTATCGATTCGGCGACGGCTACCGCTACACCATCGCGGACCCTAACCGCCGCGCCGCGTACGAGACCCACCCGCGCCCTTACTACGCCGCCGCCGCTGCACGCCGCGCCGACCTGATCACCGTTGCCCGCGCCGCAGCCGGCCTCCCAGAGATCGACCCCGGGACCATGGACTCCGGCCCATGGACCGACGCCCTCCGTCCTTGAGGCTGACGCTTCCTCCGTCGCCTGATTTCCCCGATACAAACCATACACCACAAAAACAAGTGAAACTGACACTTAGCACCTACGATATCGTCAACCTCCTCCTCGCCGACCAAGACGCAAATTGGAGCCGGCCGGGCGCGCTCGCGATGGCCGAATACATGGAGGAGATGGAGGAGGCTACCGGCAAGGAGATCGAACTAGACGTTTGCGCCATCCGTTGCGATTTCTCCGAGTCTGCCAGTCTCCAAGAGTGGCTTGTTGGCTATTACGGCCAACCGCTAGGCCTCGCGCTTGCGAGCGCGGGAATCGACCTTGAGGGCGAGGAGGGCGACGACGAAATTGACGACTTGATCCGCGATCATATCTCCGATCACGGCCAGTTGATCGAATTCGACGGCGGAATCATCGTTTCCAGCTTCTAAACACCACGATCATGAAATCATTCCAGCTGCTTAGAACGATTACCGCAAAGGGAGAATCCTTTTTCGTCGATGGCAAGCGCGTTTCCCGTGATTCGTTCCTAGAACTTAAGTGCGGACCGGGCAAGCGCCTTGATTGCCTGATTACCCGGTCGAATCGCCATGCAACGCGCGATTGGTTAACCGTGACAATTGGAGGCTAAATACCACAGCGGGAGTTTGATCCTCCCGCTTCACTCTTACCCACTTCCGCCATGATCCGATCCTTCCTTTCCGCTCTTGCGCTTGCCGCAGTCCTCTGGTCCCTCGCATCCCTTGCGTCCATGCTTTCTCCGGGGCCGGGGGATGCTGACGTCAGGGGTGAGGCGCAGTCCGTTGCCTGGTAACAAACAAAGCCGGGTTCGATCCCCGGCGCATCACCCACTGAAAAAATGAATCCAATTGAGATTTACACAGACGCCGGACGCAAAGCCGGAATCGCGGCCAAACGCAGAGATGCAGGATTGGTTCGGCACTGGTCCAGCTGGTTGTCCCGAGCTATCGCACTTGAGCCCGACAACATGAAAGAATCGTGCAGGAGCGCCTATCGGGACGCCTATCGGAAGGAGGCCGCCCCTAGGTGATCTCAACTGCCGGGTCCGATCCCCGGCCACTATCACGCAACAGCAAACCAATCTTCAAATGATCCAATCCGCACAGCCCAAAATCCGCCCGATCCGCTATTGCACCGGAGGGTGCTCCAACGGTCCGCATCATGCCCATTTTTACACCGTCGATCCGGTGGACGGGCCGATGAGTCGTGAATATCTCTGCCCTGGCAACTTGCGCGAGGCGTCCGAGTTCATCGACGACGACGGCGAGGGAAGCGGATACGGAATCATCGAGCCAGATTGAGCAAGCGCAGGGTTCCACCCCCTGCGACTCACTATCATGCCACGGCCCGCACCAATCACCCATGCGCCAAGAGCTGTCGGTCACTATCATGCCACGCCCCGGAGCCGTCGAGCCATGCGCCAAAGGTCACCGGTCACTATCATGCCACGCCCGCAGCAGCTCGGGAGAACGCTGGTCACTATCACCGTCCCGCGGCACGTCGCAAATTGTGCAAAAAAAGTCTTGATCGACTCAATTTTACAGACAAAGATCCCCGCGAGCAGGTCGCCTGCCACTGAACCAGAACGAAAACACACCATGAACTACAAGTTTTACGAGCCAGCCGAAGAGCAAACCGAGCCCATCGGCGACTACTGCCCATCCATCGACGCTGAGCCCGCACCGGAGCCAAAGCCTCCATTCAAGCCCCTCTGGAACGTCCGCAAGACGAGCAGTGGGAGGGTGCATGAGCTGCCCGGCAAATGGATCTACACCGGCGCAAGTGAGGACTACAAACGCCACAAGTGGGCGGCAGTGGACACCTCGCCAGCTCCGGCCAAATACGAGCCCGCGCTGATCGTCACGCGTCGCTCAGTTGCGGAACTCTTCCGCTACATCAGAAGGGAGGCGCGCAATGGTCATTGACGACATCGAGACCCTGATCGACTCGACCGCTGAGGCGCTGGGCATCCACCGGAGCTTGATCACCGGGCCGAGCAGGCACTCCACGCCATCCTTCGGTCGCCAGATCGTCATGGCTCTCTGGAGCGAGGATCACAGCCTTCAGGAGGCCGCCGAGGTCGTAAACCGCACCAGCCACAGCCTAGCGATCTACGCTCGACAGCGCATCTTCTCGAAGATCCAGGGCAACAGCTCAGTCCGCCAGCGACTCGAAAGCGTAATTTCGCTATACCGGCAAAAAAAAGCTCGACCTAGCCAATACCTTAACGTGAACTTCTTCGCGGAGATGACGGGCATCCTTTCCCCATTGAATCCACACACTGAAACCAAAAACACGAACGCTGGGAGTGATGCGCCCGGAGCCACTGAACCGAAATAGAAAAGCAACTGGCCCGCTTATGCCGGGTCGAATCCACTCACTTGTTAGCCTCTTAATTTTATGACCACCGAAGAACTGAAAAAAATCGACAAATGCCGCCACCTGCTGCCCGAACCCGCGCCGGAAGTGGTGGGGAAACTGATCGGACAACTGCGCGAATACGACAAGCATCTGCGGGTCTGCATGGGCTGGACGATGCGAGCCTCCGAACTGGAGGTGTTGAGCGGAATGCAGGAAGCGCAACGGGTGGACCTGAAAGCGGCTGAATCCTTTCTGGCTAACGATACAGCGCACACGCCGGGAGCAGATGAGAGGCCTTTGAAGTAAAACTGGAGAGCCAGCCCCAGTCGTGTGCGGTGGCTTGTTCTGCCTCTTCCGAATCACCAAAAAACAACAATGAAAATACCAACTTGGATCACACCCGAACCGCTCGAAGTGGACGTAGAAGTCAGCATCGAGGACATCCGCAATGCGCTGGAAGACTCACCCGAAACCGCGACGGAGGCATTCAGGATGCTGAACCGATGCTCCGTCGTGATGAAGTCGATAAGCGATGAGATCATCGAGGACATGAACGACGCGCAAAGGAAGGTGGTCAACGAATTCCTTGCGATCCAAGCGGCTCGATACTCTGTGCGAACGGACAAAGCGCAGGTACCGCTGACTAACCACAATCAACTCACACCTACCATGCCACATTCACCGAATCCAGAAACCAACGAAGTCCAGAACGCTGAGGCGGTTGCTCCTGCCGCGATTTGTTCGCCTTGCGGCGAGTGCGGAATGCCAGTCGGTCCAAACGAATACCATCCTTTCGGTGTTTGCCTCATGTTTAAAGCGTGCTACGACTCCGCCATTGTCCGCTCTCATCTATGGGCAATCCAAGAGCGAAGCTACAACATCGGGCGCATGGCTGGCGAAAACTGCCACCCATCCACCGAGGCTAACCACGGTCAGGCGAACGCTGAGCTGACACACCCCGAATCGAAGCCATAACGCCATGCCTGAAAATCAATCTATCTCGAAGCCAGAAAGCGCGGAACAGCCCCCAGATGAGGGGTTGTCGTCCAGCGTCTTGTTCGCCGTGGGGGATCGCGTCACGGCGACTGTGATGATAGACGGCCACGATGCCGACGACTGGCCATACGTCATCTACTGCAAAAAGGGTGACGAACTGGAGATCCGCGAATGCCGCCCGAACGGCTGGTATGTCGTGGCCCATCCTCATCTCGAACCAGGCGCGGGCTTCATGGCTCGCCACCGGGAACTTTCTCCGGCGAACATCCCTGACCAGCCGCGTTAGTTGGCTGCGTCGCACGTTCGTCAATTTTCACGATCCACTCGATTTTCCTTGATCCGATCACGAATCTGGAATCCAAATCACCACAAGCAACAACGCAACACATGAACCTACACCACAGCACGCCCGAACTTTTCGCCGCACTTGCCAAGATGCAAGGTGAGGTAGAAAACGCATCGAAATCCAGCACCAACCCGCATTTCCGCAGCAAATACGCGGACCTTGCCGAGGTTCTCAACACCGTCCGCCCGGTCATGGCAGCAAACGGCCTGAGCGTCGTCCAGTCGCCCTCGTTCGATGGCGTGAAGGTCAGCGTCACCACCACCATCTGCCACTCTGGTGGCGGCTACATCAGCGGGGAAATCTCCTGCGTTCCTGCCAAGCAAGACGGACAGGGTATCGGTGCCGCTACTACCTACCTTCGCCGCTACGCCCTGGCGGCATTCGCTGGCATCGCGCAGGAGGATGACGATGGGAACGGATCGACCACCAACAAGCGCGCAGAATACCCCAAAATCAGCGACGAGCAGGCGATCAGTATCAAGGACAGCTTGGAGGCGCTGAACATCGACGAAGCTGCCTTCCTGCGCCACTACGGGGCTGCCAAGATCAGCGACCTCACCACCGACAAGCTTCCACACATTGAAAAGGCCTTCGCGGCCAAACAGAAGAAAGCATGAAAGCACACATTGAAAAGAACCTCGGCAAGGCGTATTACCTGCGCACCGCTACACCTACCAACCTCGACGGGCCGGTGTCCAAGTCCCTGCTATGGGATTTCCACCAGTCGCCCTACAAGTGGAGGCACTCGACCGGGAAGGTAGTTAGCAAAGCAATGGACCTCGGCACCCTCATTCATTCCGCGATCCTGGAGCCGAACGTGCCGGTGGAGGACATTGCAGCCGTCTCACCCTATGCTGACTTTCGCACCAAGGCTGCGCAGGAATGGCGGGATGACCAGCGGGAGATGGGTAAAATGATTGTCACCAGCGAGGACATTCGCACGGCATCGTGCTGCGAGCAGGTGTTCTCGGAGGAATACGCCCAGCGATTCGCAGGGTTCTACGACTCTGAGGTGGCGGTGTTCGGTGAGATCGGGGCGACCCAAATCAAGGGCATGATCGACATCGTGCCGGACGGTTTGGACCTACTGGTGGACCTCAAGACGACGGCCACGCTGGGGTCTCAGAACGAGATCATGCGAATGATTGCCAGCCGAGGCTACCACTGGCAGGCGGCTCTTTACCTCGATCTCTGGAACGCTGCCAGCGGGGAGAATCGCAAGCGGTTCGTGTTCTGTTTCATTGAGACGAAGGAGCCATTCGAGACAGCCTGGATTGAGCTGTCGGATAGCTTTATCGACCTCGGTCGGGTTGGATACATGAATGCGCTGGCCCAGTGGCAAGCGTGCGCTGCGACTGATCACTGGCCGAAGCAGCACGAAGGAATCGTCACCATCGAGAAACCCGCATATTTGTGAACGACAAAAATCCTGCCACCGGCAGCAAATGAAAAGCCATGGAAAACGAAACTGAAAAGAAAATGCCGGTTGAGCAGCGATGCCTTGTTCGCCCATTGCCGGAATATACCTACGAGGATGGAGAGGGGCCGAAATGCCCGTTCTGCGGAACCGTGTGGACCGCCGACGATCCAATGTATTACGACGAATCTGGATACGAGGATGAATGCTCCGAGTGCGGGAATCACATCCGCATCGAGCCGATCATCTCAGTATCGTGGAAGACTCTCCCGATCCGTTGGGCGAACGAAAAGGGTATGGCGCGGGGACTAGCCGCGCCGGAGCCTGAATCAACCAACCAACTCGACGGCTAGTCCCCGTCGATCATCACCCTCTTGTTATATGCCATCATCTTCTCGTGATCTCTTCTCTTACGTTGTCCTTCTCTCGGGCGGGATAACCTCATGGGCTGCTGCGAAACGCATCGCCGAAACGCACGGAACCGACCGAATGACTCTGCTCTTCGCTGATACCGGCATGGAGGATGAAGACTGCTATCGGTTCGTCCATGAGGGAGCGGAAAACATCGGTGCGCCACTGGTAATACTCAAGGAAGGCCGGACACCGTGGGAACTCTTCCGCGACCAGAAGATGATCGGGACAAGCAAAGCGGACATCTGCTCACGGATGCTCAAGCGCGATCCGCTGGACAAGTGGAGAAACGAAAATTGCGACCCCGAAACCACGAAGATGGTCGTCGGCATCCTGTGGGACGAATCCCACCGGATCGACCGACTGCAAGAACTCTGCAAGCCTTGGCAATACATCGCGCCGCTGTGTGACAAGCCATGGATCAGCAAAGCGCAATGCCTCGAATGGGCTGCCCGTGAAGGGCTGCATCTGCCGCGCCTCTACGCGATGGGATTCGCTCACAATAACTGCGGCGGATTCTGCATCAAGGCAGGCCGCGCTGCCTTCGCAAACCTCCTGCGGCGGATGCCGGAACGATACTCCTGGCACGAACAGCAAGAGCGGGAAACACGAGACTGGCAGGCCGAAAACGGCGTGCAGCGTGGGCATGTCCTCTACAAAGACCGCAACGGAAAACGGGAACGAATCACCCTAGAGCAATTCCGCGAAGAAATCGAAGGGCGCGGCGACGAGTTTGACGGTGCGCACGAATGGGGCGGCTGTGCGTGCGCTCTTCCTCTCTGAAAGCCAAAGAAATGATCACGAACCAGATGATGAAACAGCTGATCCGTCAGGCATATAACAGTGCATTAACCCACCGAACCGCAACCAAGGAATCAAATGGGCTTTAAAACGAGAGGCTTACAAGCACGCGCAGTCAAACGCCGCACCTTGTCCCGAAACCAAGTCGCCGCGAAAGAGCGGCTACGGCTAGAGCGGTTGGCGAGCGCCGAGGCCCGCATGGAGCGCGAGATTGCCGGGGCCGAGGAATGGGCGAGGCGCAACCCGATCCCGAAGCTGCCGCCGGGCGCAAAGATCCGCATCGAGATCCCCGGCCTGCCAACCAAGACCATCAGCGTCCGGCGCTGGCCTGACGGGCGAATTCTCGCCGGAAACCGCGAGACGACAGCCAAGCAGCTAGGCAGAAAAATCGGGATGCTGCTCGACCAGTTCTTGCCGCCTTGAAAAAAGTTCCAGATTTTTCTCGCCATCCCCCGCGAGTCGGATAGGATCTCCAACGCAACCAACACCAACTCATGAAAAACAACAACGGCATCCACTTCTCCGAAACAGTCACAGACCGCGAGCTTGATCGATGGGAGGCTGAGTATGAGCGCGAAAAAGAAGCGTTCTGTTTGAAGAAAGAAGCAATGACCGACGAGGAACTCAATTACCTGTAAACGCCGCCATGTTTCACGGTATACAAGAACAAAAAGCATGAAGATATTCAACAAAACTGAAAACTGGCCATCAAAGGTAAACTTTGTGGACGAAAACAACGTGGTGCTAGGCTACGACACTGATCAATTATGCTGCGAGCACGCCGACTGGTTCATTGCTGACGTGCTGACTGAAAATTGCACGAATCGCGAAGATACGCCGGATGGCACGCCAGAAGAAATGCCGGGCTGGAACTTCGATCCAGCGTTCATTCGCGAGGTGAGAGACGAATCGGAGTTTGATTATGGCGGAATGGTGATATTCCGAATCGTGAAGGACGGCGCGCAGAAATTCGTACACCTTTTCAATTCGCATAGCGGCTACTACGGCCACGGCTTCGACTTCAAGGCGGGAGATGTCGCAATCAAGCATGGCCATCTGTGATTTTGCTTAACGAAACCAGCTTACCTGTAAATATGAACATCCAAGAACTAATCGACCGAGTAAGGCAATGGGGACTAGACAAGGGCATCACCGGTCCTGATGGTCGAGGCACGCTGCTGGGTCAGCTGTCGAAGACCCAGGAGGAGCTAACGGAAACGCGGGATGCTTCGATGAAGTGGCTTATCGGTAGCAGCATCACCCCATCTTATAAGGATGCAATGCTTGAGCAAGTGTCCGACGGTATCGGCGACTGCACCGTAACACTAATCCTCGCAGCGGAAATGGCGGGCTTGGGTTTCGGCGACTGCCTAGCGGCAGCATACGACGAGATCAAAGGACGCACCGGCAAGATGGAGGGTGGAGTTTTTATCAAAGATTGACCATGAAGAAGAAATACGACGCAGTGGCCACCGTGGGCAAATACACGGCAAAGGATGGCACCGAGAAGAAACGCTACCTCACCGTGGGTGCTGTCTTCGAGAACGACCAGGGCAACCTGTCGCTGAAGCTGGACGGCATGCCAGTCTCGCCTGAGTGGAGTGGCTGGATCTCGTTCTACGAGCCGAAGCCCTACAACGGTGCTGGTGGTGGGTCGCAAGAGAAGGACGACATCCCGTTCTAAACCCTAACGCCGAGCTGTGACGGTTAAGAATCCTCCCGCCCAGAGAATCACAGCAGGGCAACTTTTCCTAATGAAGCAATACACGCCACAACGATACTCGACCCAAGAAGCCAAGGAGCTTGGTTACGAGTCGATCACCCTTCCATTCTCCGACACCCCGGAGGAGCAGGAGATGATGTCCAAAGTCCTCGCCGACATGGCGAACGTCGATCACTGCATCATCGAGACCGCGCACGGCCCGGAAGTTGGTCGCCCCAAGACCCACCTGCTATGAACCTATTCGACGAACTACCGGAGGAACTCTCGCCACGCCTGAAGTGGATGCAGGAGAAAGGAATCCACGCAATGCAAGCGAAGGATGGCCGATGGGTTGCTTACAAAAGCGAGACCCAGCACAACTGGACTGGAGCCGACGAGGTGGACGCTGTAGTTGGACTAGCGAAGAGGCTGAAAATCCGAATTTGGAACGAATGAAAACCACCATCGGGATCGACCCTGGAGCAAACGGAGCCATCGCGTGGATTGACGAACGCGGGCGAGCATGCGTTGAGAAGATGCCGGATACGCTAGTGGATCTGTGGGACTTGTTTTGCGATATTAAGCAGGGACAAGGCAGGTTCCCTTCACTTAGGGTGGATGTGTCTGGTGATGGATTCAAAGCCTACATCGAGCAGGTCGCCAGCAGCCCGCAGATGGGAGTGGTTTCCGCCTTCTCCTTTGGCCGAGGCTACGGGAACCTAGAGATGGCGCTGACCGCAGCGGGCATTCCATTCGAGCGCGTCCGCCCGCAGGTCTGGCAGAAGGCGCTCGGGTGCATGACGAAAGGCGACAAGAACATCACCAAGAGGAAGGCGCAGGAGCTTTTCCCTGAAATCAAGATCACCCACGCAACAGCAGATGCGCTACTCATCGCACAATACGGAACCAAGCAATAACATGAAGCCGAGAATATACACCATACTGAACAACGCCATTGAAGAAGGATGCCGCTACGGGGTGTCCCGCGCATTCAAGCACGATGATGACCCGTCACCGGACTCCATCGAGAACGAAGTCCACATTGCGGTGATGAACGCAATCAGCGAGGTCTTCGATTTTGAAGATGAACCACACGAACTGTAACAACATGAAAAAAAGCGCAAAACAGAGCATCGAGGCATGGCTGGCTCGCGGATACAAGCTAACCCCGCTGCAAGCATTGAACAAGTGGGGATGCATGAGACTCGCCGCCCGCATCGCTGAGCTGCGAAAGGATGGCATGGTCATCATCACAACCAAGGTGACGACTAACGGTAAGACCTACGCCCAATACAAAGCAGCATGAAAAGGAAGGACAACGGGTCTATTTCTGCCGGAAGGCCGAGGCTGAAACCCTGGGAGCAGAAGATCACCGCGACGTTTCGCCTAGAGCAAGAGACCTACCAGCGAATCGTTCGCCTCGCCAAGCGTGAGGGGCGGTCCATGAGCGCGGCGGTCGAGCTGCTGATTCGCACGCAGGAGTCAGAGAAGATCGAGCCGACGCTTCCGGTGGACTACTCGATTCTGACCCAGTTCCAGAAGGGCTACACAGTTTCTCAGATCCTCGACTCGAAATGAAAACGGACGAACTGATCTGCAAGTGCGGTCGGCACCTCCCATGCAGGCATTGTGATAGTGACTCGGTAAACCACCCAACGCACTACACCGGACACCCGTCTGGCATCGAGTGCATCCAGATCACGGAGCACATGGGATTCAACCTCGGCAACGCAATCAAATACATATGGCGGGCGGACCTGAAGAACGATGCCATCGAGGATCTCAAGAAGGCCCGGTGGTATTTGGACAGGGAGATCGGCAAACGGGAGCGATAAGAGCAGAACACACACATGAACACGCTCAAAGGATTCCCGAAACGCTACGAGAACGCGCCTCCAGCCGAGGGCGATGGCTGGCACGCCAACTACGCCCAGGCGCTCGCCGCAATCGACTCTGGCGGCATTGCCATCATGTATGGCGGGCATGGCACCGGAAAGACCCGCATGGCATGGGAGCTTGCGAAGAATCACAGGTCGGCTCGGCCCAATGCGCCTACCGGCGGAACCGGGTGGACCGCGACCACGGTGAGGCGACCGATGCTCTACACCACAGCGGTGAACCTGTTCTCAGACATCAAGTCATCCTACCATCGCGACTCGCCGAAGTCGGAGAAGGAGATCGTGGAGACCTACGTTGACGCCGCGCTACTGGTAATCGACGAGATCCAGGAGCGAGCAGAGACGGAATTCGAGAACAGCAAGCTGACCGCAATCATCGACGCACGCTACCAGAACGAGCGACCGACGATCATCATCAGCAACTACTCTCGCCAGAAGCTTGCGGCATCGCTCTCGCCTGCCGTGATCGACCGAATCCGAGAGAACGGGTGCGGGCTGGCATTCGACTGGGAATCATTCCGTAAACCAAAAAACACAGGACTATGAAGAAGAAACAACGATTGATCCGCGTGACCGCATGGGTCGAGATCATGGGCAAGCGAGCCGAAACCACCTTCACCGTGGTGAGCCCGCTGGTTTGTGAGGGTGCCTGCCCTCGCATCCAAGAGGCTCACGACGAGCAGGTGGCTGGATGGATTTTTCAATCCCAATGCAAAAACGGCTTTACAGTCGAGCCAGTTTCTGACGAAAACACCCCCGCAGACTGAACACACCATGAAAACACCGATTACTGATGCCGCGCTTGAACGACTAGCGCTTGGCTGCGACGACTCATGCTTGCCAATTTACGTCTATGTAGACGGAAAGGAGTATGTAGGGGGCGCGATTGATGCCGACACTGCCCGCAAACTTGAATCCGACCGCGCCGCGCTGATGAGCGCGCTTATCGAAATCGCCAGCACTCCATGGATCGAGAATGCGTTGGACCCACAGCACGCAGCCACCATCGCCGAGTCTGCTATTGCCACCGCCCAAGCAAACTTCCCTGAACAACCATGAAAACAATCACACTCTCAATCGGACTATGGCTGGCAACCATCTCCATCGCGCTGGTCATTCAGGGCGATGTGAAATCAGCAATCTGGCTTGACGTCGCTTCGGCGCTAGCTCTCTTCGTCGCATTCGTTGAAGGAGGAGACGACAAACCACTAGAACCATGAGTGCAGGCAAAGGAGACAAAATGAGGCCACGCGATGAACAGAAGTGGCAGAACGCGCCGTTCTGGAAGCGAAAGGAAAAACAAAAGGAAAAGGAGAAGGAGAAGAAATGACACCGAAAGAACTAGACCTAGCACGCAGGGCTGCTGCGAGATTCCTCACATCGCCGGAAGATGCACCCAAGCCAGCGAGAAAAAGCCCTCGCATTCCTGGATACAATCACGCGGAACTCAAGGCGAAGTTCCTGGCTGCAAACGAAACCTACGAAGCGCGAAAATCGTCCGGCGTGAACGTCGCGATGGTCGAGCTGGAGTTCGGCCTGAACGTGAACTCGCTCAAGAGCTGGCGGCATCGTAGGATGGCTAAAGGCGACCAGTCAATTCGCCGGATCTACATCAACCGACCAGCCAAAACCAAAGCATAATATGAAACCATACTATTACATCAAATTCGCATCCTACGTATCGCTGCATGGATCTAAACACGCATCGCTTGCCACCGCTCAAGAAACAGCCGAAAAACTTACGATAGAAAACCCCGGCGAATCGCTTGAAATCCTCAAATGCGTCGGCATCGCGTCTTGCTCCAAGGCCTCCACGTTCTGGATGGACGGCGAGGAGCCAGCTGCTGACCTGCGGGAGTTTGAGTTCTACAGGAATGCTGCCAGCACGGTTTTCTGGCGGATTGGAAAGGAC